AGGGTAGCGTATTTATTCGTCATTTTTTACCGCCGTTCGCCTGTACCATCGCGTCGTATTTCATCAGGTATGCTAAGTTTTCCTTGTACATTCCGAGTGCCGCGCCTGTGTCGTAAGCCGCTTTACCCATCTTTTCAATCAAGACCATCATTTGACTTGCGGCCTGTTGGGAGTTTGTTTGCTTCCAGATATTCCAGACGTATTCGACCATTCCGCCGTAATGCCAAGTCAAAGGCTTCTTTTCTTCGCCGTTCTTTTGCGCTGTGGCGGCGGCAAACTCAAAGCCCCCCCTGTCCGCGTAGCGGTTTCCAAACGTTTGGTATCTTTCAGCCTCTGCCAATGCTCCCGCGTATTCTCCGCAGGTCATGGCGGCGGTCTGGTATTGCAGTACAAGACTCTGAGTCTTTTCGTGGTCGGCTTTCTCTATTGCTCTTTCAATTGCTTTTTTTACGTTCGTCAAATTCTTTTCGGAAGATACCCAATCACCATCTAAAATACACACTCTATCGCTAAAGTATTTCTCTCCGAAAGAAAATGCGCCCTCGTACCCATAAAGCGGAACGTCAAATATATTCTTGTCAAGGTACAAAACGGCAGAATCTACGTTATCACCCAGCCGCCCGCGCAAGAACCCGAACCAAAAAAGATAACCGTTCGCCTGATACTCGTACTCACTCGCGGAAAGTTCAACGCCGTAAATCTTGATAACTTCGTACCCTTGCAGGATTGCCAACGCCGCCATATATGCAAACGTTGTGCTGAACATTCTGACGCCCGCCAATTCTTGCGCCTGCTCTAGTGGGTAGCGTACCGAATTCGGTACGAGCGGGTCAGCTTCCTGCATGTAGATCGGCTTGCCGTGTTCACGTTGCAACCATTGCCAGTGTTTCGGGTCTTTGGTGTTGTGGCCTTTGTATATCTCTGGCTCGTGCATCTGAAAGCAGGCCGTCCAGCGTTTACACCATTCACTATTTGCCGCTTCGTTGAATACCCAAATATCAAATGATTGGTCATCGAACGGGGCGAGGTCTCTTGTATTTTTACCGCTTCCTACAATTGCGAGTTTCTTCAATTCGTGCGCTTTCTGGGGAGGGCTTTTTACACCCTCCCCACTAATCAAACTAAGTAGCGGACAAGTGAGTCGTCTGCGGGAAGCGTGGGTCAAGTTCAGCCCAAGCCGCGTTAAGAGTCACAGTACCACCCGCATCAATACCGACAACCATACGGACAAAGCGGGCATCAGCCAGCGCACCGTCAAGGGCGGCGGGGTCAACATCAACCATCAGCATCATTCCGTCGGATGAGGTGGTGTCCAGAGAGACGCCCGTCGAAGTTGCGGCGGTGACAGCGCCCCAGGTATTCGCACCAGTAGCACCAGAAAGGCGATACTTGAACGCGATGGCGACCTCGCTACCAGATGCGGCGGCGGTTGCGGCCTCCATCGTGATAACAATATTCTGGTCTGCGGATGCGGCAGTTACGACGCCAACATACAAAAAGAAGGTAGCATGAAGCGCGTTTTTGAGGTCAACAAACGGGGTAGCGTAAGCAGTACCCGCGCTGTCAACAGGAGCCTTAAGGGGAACAATGTTCTCCCCAAATACAAAGCGTGCATCTTTCATTTTTTATAATCTCCTATTAGGTCGCCGAACCAAGCACAACAAACGGGCTGGTGGTGTTCGAGCCGTTAGCAGGGGTCAGAGCGGAGGCAACATTAGCCGAGCCGTCCATGCGGGCGATATAGCGGAATACTTCCTGATCGGTCAAGAATTCGACGTGAATGCTTGAAGCGGATTCAATGCCGCCCTTCTCGAATACAATGTACTCGCCCAAGTCAGCAAGCAGAATGTCACCCGTAGTATTCAACGAGGCGTTGAACTCGGTTTCGATGATGGGTTTACCGTAGAGAGTGCGAACGCCTTCGGCGGTATAACCAGCATACGGGAATAGCACAGCGGTAGAGCCTACTGCAAAGAGTGAGTCAAGCTGTGCGGCACAGTCGGGATTGATGTACCAAGCCGCCTTTGACTTACTGCGGAGGGAGAGGCGTTGCCACATGGCGGAAATGTCCGCGCCCTTGATAGCCGAACCAGTGTCACGGGTAACGGTAATCAATGCGCTGGAATTCATAATGCCCTGTGCGCCTGAGACACCCAAGCCGCGATAAATATCATCGTTCATCATGAAAGCCAATTCCTCACGGCTTCCCTGTTCTACGATGGTCGAGAATTGACGGGCATCCTTCAAGAGTTCGTCAGTACCGTAAACAAGCACGCCGTACTTCTTGAGTTCCCATTGCACTTTACGAAATTTCGGCTTGCTCTTGGTAAGGGCGTCGCCCTCGGCCAAGCGATAACCACGCAAACCACCCCAGCGCGAACCAGTCACGCGGGAGGTCTCGTCTACTGCGAGGATATAACCTGAGTTGCTATTCTCGCCAGCGGGGATTTTAGAAGCACCCGCATAAAATGGGCCAACTTCATGAACGGGTTGCATAACCTGACCCGCGAGGGTCGGCTCTAACAAAATGCCACCGTCGGCGGGATTGCCTTCGCTTGCACCCTGTACGGCCTTCATCGTGCCAATCAAGCGGGCAAGACGGGGATCAACTTTGCGACCGTAGGAAGTAGTAAAGTCCTTCACGGCGCGGGCGTGTTCGGCGAGCGACTTAAATTCGCGGTCGCCTTCGTCGGTCACGACTTGCAGAGTTCCACCAGATGATTTCACAGGCTCAGTTGCGGCAATCGCTTTTGTTGCGCCAGCTTCAGCGGCCTGTGCTAACATCTCTTGGAGTTTGGTTTCTTCGAGTTCCATTTTTTTTACTCCTATAATGTTTTGATTCGATTCAGGCACTACAACGCGTTCGGGCTTATCCTGCTCGGCTTGCGCTTCTGTTACCTGTGTAACGCTCAGAGATTTGAGCGGAATTACCATATTGTGAGGCTCGGCGGGGGTGGGGGTCAGTGAGGCGTCAAGCCCTAAATGCCACTTCGTAATCTCCCACGCGTTACCGACTTGCTTGCGATCTACAAGATGCGGAGCAGTTCCACTTGACCAGCCCAATTTCCCAGCCAGCCCCATTTCGGCCAGCATCTTTTCGTATTCGTTACGTGCGCCGATAATCATCTCAGCAAAGATACCGATTTCATCCTTTGTTAGTTTCACGTCGGGGAGTTGCTCGGTATATGCAAACTGCTTGCCCCCATATCGAACGGGCATCCGATGATTGAACCAGCCTTCTGACTTCTCAATCATTCCGTAGTCTGTATTTGGGGTAAAGAAGTCGCCCGTCAAGTCTGTTTTAGTTGCATCGCCATATCGGACAAGATACCCCGTCAGCTTGACATTACCGTCGTCCATCTTTACAGCCTTCACGGATTCCCCGAATGAAACCATGCCGCTTTTGCTTTCCATGTCGGGGGGGGGTTCGATTGTTACCATTTCATAATCATCACAGACGTATTCTGCCTCTGTGCTGAATTCGTGCTTAGTACAAGCCCCGTCCTCCCCGTCTATCATCTTGAAAAACTGACAGGATGAACAGTTCTGCATGTCTGCCTTGCGTAAGTTTGGTGCGTCTGTAATTGCCATAGATTCTCCGAAAACAAAAAACGCGGCGTCAAACAGGTACTAAGTACCTATCTAACGCCGCGCCTCTTTGTTTACTAGCTTGTAAACCTGTGAGGGTCTCTCGTTGGTTATTTAATTATGCTTTCTTTTATCACGGATTCGGTTTTCTTGCAAGCTGCTTTTCCATTGTTTTTATGTACAACTCGGTAAGCCTCTTTGACCCTTCCGCTTCGCCTGCGTCTAATAGTTCTTGTGAGGGCACAAATCCCTCGTGGTGTTTTATCTGTAAAATATGTGCGGGCTTTCTGTAAACATCCACTAATCTGCTTAAGGCTTTTCCGTTTTCCTCTACGGCAATCCTTAGTTCTTTTAGTTTACTGGCGTTTTCTTCCATTATGCTTGAGTATTCATTTGCGAGAGACTCAAACTCATCTAAACTAGATTGTTTTTTACGATAAATATTTACAAGGAACGCATAAAGAATCATAGCAGTTGGCACGCTTGCCACAACAAATAACCCCACCGCCTGCCTCACTTCTTGTATTCCGATTGCGTAATTTAGACATGTGATGAATTCCATTGATTATCCTTTCTTCTCTAGGTATTTCTTTACCGCCGCCCGCCCTGCTCGTATTGCGGCGGGGAGATTCTTCGCTACAACTTTAGCGACCTTCCACCAGCCAACCTTCCCTAACTGCCGCGCCTGCCGCTTATCGTGGCGTGTCCAATATCCGCCCGCTGTGTCGTTCACTAATCGAAATGAATAATTTTTACCCTTTTCCTGCGGGGTGTATGTCCACGCCTCGGTTGATTTTCCTGTACGGTTATTCTGTCCAGGGTTGATTTTACCAGAGTGTAACGCCCAAAAGAACCAGCGTCTTTGTTTGTCAGTAAAGAATGAAAACCCATAAGCAGACTTACGGCTAACGTACTTGTATGGTTCGGGGTGTCTAAGTCCGCTCTGTGAGTCACCTACCAGCCAATCACTAATAGCCTTCAAAGCGACAAAGGTAACGCCGCGAGGTAAAGAGGCGATGTACTTCTTTACCTTTTCAAGATTGCGAATGGGGAATTTTATCTGCATTATCAGCCCACTATCTTTTTGATTCTGGCGTAAGCGTTTCGGCTTCGCTTCTTGTCTGTTGCTCTGCGCTCACAGTCACACCGCCAGCCGCCGCAAGTTAGGTAATCATTAGGGGGATTCTTTGGGTAAACGTTTAGTGCGTTCCATTCACTCGCAAGGGCTACAATCCCATTTAGAGCGGCGCACTCGGGACAATGTTCCTCAGTCGCGCCGAGTATCCACTCCTCGCGGCCTCCGTTGTTCAGGGTGATTAGGCTTGTTGCGTTTTCGTAGGCCGTGTTCCACTGGCCCGCCCATAACTCAGCGCGTGAGAATAACGGCTCTATTGGGTCGCCGTTCGTTCGGGCGGTCATGATGTCGGTAAAGAATTGATAAGACCAGCTTGTATTGGTCTGCTCGGCTATCATATCAACCAGAGACTCTTCGAGGTAATCAGGCAGGGCGGCGGATGTATTGTCATCGTCCATTCCCTCATTTATCCACGCTGTATTATAGGCGTTCCGTAACTGCCCGCCGATAATAGAGGCCATGCGGTCAGTGAATCCACCTGTGCTAACCTTGCCTTTATAAGTATCCTGTACAAGTACCTGTATCTTTGACAACATATCATCATAGGATTTATAAGCATCCACACTCACTACACCAAAGAAAATAAATCTAGCCCTATCTGTCAGATAAGGCAGAACGTCAGGTACTAGCTTTACTGCCTGAATCAGTAAACTATTTAGTCTCACTCTGTACCGCCTTATTGATTGCTTCGGCCAATACTAGGATTTCACTTTTATATTCTGGCTCTGGCGTAACGGTGACGGGATTCAATCCTGCCCGCGCCTGTGCGAACGTAATCACACCGCCTTTTATATCCTTGCATAATTCGGCGGGTAAATCTACCGCGTGCCACGTGACCATCTTCCCCGCCTTCGTTACCTTATCCTCCCACTTGTCCAACTCAACCAAAGCCTTGACCACCTCGGGCGGGATAGTCTCGACGGGTTGCACTTCGGGGGCGGGTGTCTTGTTGGCCTTCTTATCCTCAACGCCTTTCTTGATAACCGCTAATTGCTCATCACTAAACAAATAATCCAGCTTCTCGCTGGCAATCTGGAAAGCGGCATCAATGGACATATACTCACTCAACCCTTTCACCATGTCTAAAAACACTTGCGCCTGTGCGCCTTCGTCCTCTTGGAATATCTCTAAGCGTTCAGGCTCAAACTCAAGATGATAGCCCATGCTGTGAAGTATCTGCTCATTCCAAGAGTATTGAACAGCCCTCGCGTCAGGGACTATCGTGATTGTGTAAAACTGTCGTTCACGCGCTACCGCCGTCGCTAGGTTTTCATCTTCCAGTAAATGCCGCGTGCCTAGTGCCTGATGAATTTCGTAGCGCAATTCCTTCGTGATACTCAAATCGCGCAAGGCTTCGAGACCATCGCCTACAATGGTCGGCTTTACACCAGCGGCATTAAAGATTTTCCACGTCAAACCCCGTGCGCCTGTCATAAACTTATTGAACCATGCCTCCATCTTTTCCCCTTCCTCTTTCGGAGGCATACCCTCAACCATTAGCATCATTGCCTTGATTGCTCCTCGGCGCATGTAATCAGCAACCCATTTACTGATTGCCCCGTTTGCCTCAGCCGCTACAATCGCAGACTCTAAAGGCCACACCAGCGGAGGGCCTAGCTCTACGTCAGGGTCAAGCAACCATGTATGAAGTACTTGTGTACCGTCGAACAATTCTGTCACGCCTTGACGATGGAATTTGATGATATTCTTTTTGGCGTTGTCGTTATCCAGCATGACGGATGAGGGAATCCAGTATTGCAACTCTTTGACCTGTCCAGTACGTGCGCCCGTGCCTTTATACCAATAAGCCCGACCAGACGTTACCAGCGCCGCCTCGGTTAGTGCAAACGTGCGGGAAGGGTAGGGAAGGAATCCAAGAACGTTTTTGTAGTTGTCACTATTATCAACTTCCTTGTCCCCTTTGTTTTTGTAGATGGTAAAAGGTAGGTCGGCCATTGCCTGAGTCCGCGACGTAATCCCCGCAAACACGGACGGGACAAGCCGATTCGATAATGCCGCCCGCTTTGTGTCTGTCGGGTCTGGTGACCAAACCCCTGGGCGGTCGTCGGTCATCGGGTTGATTGATTTCGTTCCGTCCGTAAGTATGTATTTATACATATACTAGCCTCCTAGCTTATATACCAAGATAATGTATTCATTAGTTCAGTCATCGCCCACACCTTCGCATCTAATCTGTTGGGGCTTGCATCGCCTGGCATCCACAAACAAAGCTCATCTTCTAAGGCAGAGAATACACCGACGTGATGGTCTCGGCCCTGTTCACTAATCGCCGCCACTGGCTCGGCTCTGGTTGCCTTGCCCCTGCTCGCGTGTACCCGCTTCACTGGTACGTTCGGATCAACTTGCTTTATAACGGCTTCAACCATCTCGCCGCCGTTGTTCGACTCGGCCACGATACAGTCAGCGTTGAACCGCCAGAACGCCTCAACGGCACGCCGCGCCCAACCTTCCGGCGACAGCTTACAACTCAGATCGGCGAGCACATAACCGTGGTCATCGACGCCAGCGCCAGCAACGAAATCTTCGGCTTCGACCCGGCTGGTCACGGGTTGGTCGGCGGCGTGGCACCCTTCCGGCGCACGGCGCCGAACCCGTGGCGGCTCGGCCCGATCCTGAACGCCAGCTTCACCATCGACCCCACCGGCGCCCCGGCCTCGTTCACCGTGGGAGGTTCCCGCTACTGGCAGGACCTGCCAACCGCTATCCGGGCCCTGGGCAGCACCGATGCCGATGATCGAAACGCCACCGGCAACCTGCAGGCGCTCGACGTGGCAATCAACGGCACCAGCGCCAAGTGGCTCATCGATGAGACGGGGCACGTCGTGACGAGCTGGCGCACCGGCACCATGGCCTCGGTCACCTGGTTGGACACCGACTTCCGCGACCGCCTCGGATTCTCCGGGCTCGAGTCGGTGCAGTCGTCGGGGTTCGTGGACTACCTGCGCGCCGACTACCCCCTCCCGGGGTCGGTGCTGCTGGTCGACGGCTTCGAGCTGCACACCATCGGGTCGGTGACGGCCCGCCAGGTGCGCGACCTGTCGGGCGGCGGTGTGGCGTCCATCGCCACCGACACCCACACGGCAAATACAACCCAGTGCGCAGCGTTATCATGCGTCATGAGCAGCGGCGATGACAGCCACATGTAGCCGACGACGATTGCGCCGATGATGATGAACTTGGCAATCATCGCCCCGCCTCGCCAAACTTCTGCCAACCTAGCAGCCCAGCAAAGCCCACGGTCAGCAGCCCTAGCACCCAAGTAAAAAACCGGATCAGCCAGAACACAACGTAGTTGAAGCTGGTCTTCTTGCTGGCGTCCGCCTCTATCTTGGCAATCTCTACCTTTGCACCCCATTCGATGCGGGTCTGTTCGGTGGTCTGCACGGCTTGCCCGTATTCGCTAATCGGTTCAGCGATGGCAGCGCAACCGGCATAGGTCAGTAGTGTTAGAATGGCAATTAAGCCGATGGTTGATATGAAAGCTCGTAGCAGCATAGTGATTTCACCCATAAAAAAACCCTTCGACTGATAGGCCAAAGGGTTGCACTAATCGTGACGATACTGTATGATCGCCACGGGTAGCGCCGCGCTCTTCGGCTCTACTTGTCCTGATGGTGTTTCCAGCACCGTCAGGACGTTTTATTTTCAAGTTGTAGTAATCTGCGTTCTAGCTCTGCGAACCT